TAAACGTAAACGTATCGCTGCAGGTAGTGGTGAGAAAATGCGTAAAGCAGGACAAAAAGGTAGACCAACTGCTAAACAATTTAAGAGAGCTGCTAAAACTGCTAAGAAATAAGTTCTTCAAACTCTTGCCACAACGATTGTTCTGGAGACCAGAATCTTTTTTGGTCTCTTTTCATTTCTATTGAATGTAAAACTGTAGTGTGATCTTGACCAAAATATTTACCAATATCTGTTAAACTCATACGATACTTTTCATTTAACATATTGTGTATTACATTTCTTGCTCTAACAATATCTGTTGATCTACTTTTATTCATTAGAGTTTCTTTATGCACTTCAAAATGTACACACACTTTATTAATAACACTTTGTACCTGTGATGGTTTAGGTTTAGTATTAACATAACCTACAATCTTTCTAACATTACTATCTCTTATTGGTTCTTTTTGTAAAATGTTTGCAGCATATAAAAATCCTTCCGAGAACCCTACCTCATATAATCTTTCTTCTTGGCTCGTAAGAAGGTAAAATGCTTTTTTTATTTTATATATAAAATTGTTTTGATCTAACTTTTTTATATGTTGATTGTAGTGTCTGCTTATATTTATGGTCATAGATCCCCTACGTTTTCCTTCAGTTTTTTTTAATAATAAATTAATAACTAACTTGCTGTCATTAACTGTTCTCTGCACTCAGTAACTTGCAAATGTAAGTTATAGCTTTCAGCTTTTAACTTGTTTGCTTTCTGAACTGTTTGGACATATTGCTCAGATTTTTTTCTCTGCTTGTCCATCAGCTTTTGCAGTTGCACCTTGGTCTTTTCCATCATGCTCCTTTTTTACTGTTGTAAAATCAATCCTCAAATTATCAATTTTACATTCTACAAGTTCTCCATTATTGGATTTATTTGCAGCTTTCTCTACATCATCAAAGAGTTCGATCATTGAAAATGAACATTCTCCATTAATAATTCTTCTATACTTACTCATTTTTATCCTTTTTGGCAACCTCTTTTTTGTGTATCTCTCTGGTCATTTTATTGTACACACTTAGGTCTAAATAATTATCAGCTTTAAAATTTTTTGTTGATCTATATAGTTTTAATCCCATCATTAATTGACCTACTTGGTGTGGTTTAATTCTTTTTTTAAGATTATCAAACAATATTAATGTAAACATTTCTGCTAATAAAACAAAGTTTTCTTGATAGTTACCATAATCTTTTTGACGATCATCAATAATTTTCTTTTCAATCTCTTGGTCTAAATCTGTTATTTTTTTATCCATAAATATATTGAGGTGTCTTAGGGAAGAAAACTACCGAAAGGGAACTAGAAAGAAAAAACTCCCCTAAGACTAAATACAAATTAATTAAAACTTGTATGATTGTTTATTACCATAATTAGGTTTACTTTGAAACCCCTTATTAGAGACAGAAGGTTTATCTTCGTTAGCAGTAGGTGGTGTCATCTTAATTGTAATTCCAACAACATTACCTTGCTCATCCTTATCATCCCATCCAGCTTGATTATGCCAAACGTCTCCTATCTTTACACCGATTGTCCATTTCTTACCCTCTGGTGCTTTTAGGTTTGGCGGTGCTACCCAATCCGGTTGGTTCTCTGCGTTCTTATTTTGGTTTCTAACCAAGTTACACCATACTACATCTTCACTCATGTTTACTCCTTTGTTATTGTTAGCTTTTACTAACCCTTGTTTAATTGTAATTCACGACTTTCAGCAATATCTGTTACTTGCCTATATGCTCGTAAATTGTTTCTTAGTAGATACTCAACATTTGCTCTATGCTTTTCTTTAACAATGTCAAAGGCTTGTTTATTAGCAGCATTTTTAAGTTCATGTTTTATATCTTCTACATTTATAGTTTCATCCATATATGTAGGTTCTTCAACAGATTGCTCTGTAGAATCTTCAAATGGTTTGGCTTCATAGCCATCTTCATCTTTAATACCGGTTTTAAGATTTAATAAATTTAGGAAAGCATACTTTCGTGAGTATGACATGGCATTACCAGTTCCAAATTTATCAAGATTGCCAAATGCCGAACATCCATCAACAAGTATATGTTGTGTTGGATCATCAACATCATAAACTCGCATGGTACATACGACCATAACTTGTTTTATGTTTGGTACAATCTCTGTCAGATAATTACAAGTCGCATACAAACCATTATCAAGTAAAGCTTGTGTAGCTACTTCTTGAACTTTGTCGTGCAAAAGTGGGTTGAAGTGCATCCCATTTGCTTTTGTACCTTTCTTTACAGACCCTGCACTTAAACAAGCATCATGTAGTTTTTGATATATATTTCTTTTAGTCATTTTTCCTTTCACAGTTTTTTTTGTTTATTACTTTTTGCCAATCAGATTTTTTTTCTACTTTCCAAACGTAAGAAGTTATAATTATTCCTGCTTTATTTACAGTACATTTCTTACCAAATACAAACTTATTCTTTGGCTCTTCATGTGCAAACGCACTTGTTGTCAATAATAAAGACAACAATACTATCATCACTTTATTCATGTTTTATTCCCCATAGGTTAGTTATTAGTTTTTCTTGTTCTGGTGCTAGATCCTTATAATAAAAAGGATGATACATATCTGGTGGCTCACACATTTGTGCAAGTTCAGATAAGTTACCTTTACAAAACATAATCATACGTTCCCATAAAAGTATTTTCTCAACCATTTTATAGTAAAGATGTTCCAGATGGTCTTTCTTCATTAACTCATGCGATTGATCAAAAATTATATGATCTTTATCATTAGTGTAAACAAGATAAGGTATCTTCTTGGTACACATATAGTAAAATGAAGTCTGTGTAAGGTTATCTGTTGTAGGTTCAGTTGGCAATGCTTGACTACTCATTGTCCACTCTTCTTTGTTCTTAACCTTTCTAATATTTGGTGGCTTTGTTTTTAATTCTATAAATAATTTGTCTGTAAGATAATCTACTTTACCTAAAATATCTTTTATCATTGTCATTTCTTTTTTTCTAACATGATATTCGCAAACTAATTTATCATCTTTAATTAAATCTTTAACAACTTTCTCTGTTACATTTATACAATCTATTGCATACTCAATCATTTGTTCTCTTGCGAACTTATCCTTATTGTCTACCGGTGGCTTTTCATTTATAATGCCGAGTTCGTTTTGAAATATTTTATTAAATTCTCTATCCCATTTTGTTTCTTTCATAGTAGATGTTTTCCAAATAACATCACCTATTAATCTTTGTACTGTATTATTAACTAAGTTTCCAAAGTTAGCTTTGTATCTAAATGGAAAATCTCTTCTAACTTTTTGTGGAAAAGAATAATTAATTAAGTTCTTTGCCATAGGTGATGATGTTGATGAGTATGACCAATGATCTAATCCTTCTCCGCCATTAAATATTGCAAACGCTTCAGCTATAAGCTGTTCTTGTGTTTTTTCTCTTAGTTTCATAAGTTCCTAGTTTTCCACTATCTTATACACATAATTATTTTATTGTAAAGATAATTATTCTATTATATATCAATACAAATCAGATAATAGGGAGTAATTATGACACTTGAAGAGTATAGAAAAGACAAAGGATTATCCTATTATAATCTAGGTTTAGAACTAGGTATAGTAGGTGTACAAAATCCCGGAACTTCTGTTCAGCGTTGGTGCTTAACAGCTAAAGTTAAAAGGTTTCCAGATCCAGAAATGGTAAAGAAAATTTTAGAAGTAACAAACAATAAAGTAACTTTAGAGGATTTATATAGTGAGTGGTATAAAAAAGTTATTAAGTAAACACATATCTAAATATCCATACGTTGAAATTAGATGGCATGACATTGAAGATTCTAGCGAGTGGAGTAATTTAGAATCTTTAAGTAAGGAGATACTACCTGTTGCTGTATCTAAAGGTTATCTTCTTAATCAAGATAATGGAGTTACTAAATTATTTAGAGATTATATTGAAACCAAAGGCAAAGATACATTTGAGGATATTGGTAGTACAGTTATAATACCAACCTCTGTTATTGTATCCATGAGAAAAATAAAACTATGACTTATTCTGGAATGTTTGATGAGATTGAATGTATGCAAGAACTTAAAAAATTAAAAAAAGAATTAGCTAAACTTAAAAAAGACAAAGAACGTGGTGATGCTGATTTAGAAAAACGTATAGATATATTACAAACCGATAATGATATTAAGGATTACGAGATAAGAGTTTTAAGAGAACAAATTGATGAAAGCGAAAACGAAATAATAATAAAAAACAAATGAAAGGTTAAATATGATTGAGTTGTTTTTAGGATCGCCTATTGAACTACAAGTATTGGTTTTATTTTTTGTAGTTTATGTTACTTGGAACTTCCTAAATGGCTAGACAAACTTATGCTTTCAGTAATGGAAGTTATAACGACTGGCATAGAAAATATGATGGCATTGCCATGATTGATATTGACAGTATTGAGTGCTGTCCTAAATGTTATGAGCCTTTAGCCATTATTGAGACTTGTTATGATAAAGGACAGAAATATAAGGCTACAACCCTGTCAAAGATAGTCGCTAGTCGCTTAAATATACCCTGTTTTTTGGTATTTTATAAGAATCTGACCGACACCACCCTAACTTTCCGGATCAAGCGTATAACAAGCTCTCCGACAGACTTTGAGTTGATGAATGAGGATCAATGGTTGTCAATCTTGCTAGACCTCCAACACAATCACAGGAAATTTTGCAAACATGAACAATAGTCGTGCTTTTTTACATATAACTTACAAATTATATGGTCATTTAGATAAATTAAGCGGTACTAAAAAATCTAACTGTATTAATTGCTATCTATCTCTTATGAAACACGCATGGAAAAAGAATAACTATGAATGTGGTCTACGTTATTCAACTGTTGTTAAAGAGACTAAATTATCTCGTATTACTGTCAGACGTACCCTTGATACTTTAGAAAAATTACACGTTATATCTACTGTTCGTGGTAGATCCGGTAAAACCTATAAAATTAACCAATTATT